TTTGGGGGATTATAAAAGGTGATCCATCTAAATCATCATATTCCATATTTAATAGAAACGGAGAAGACATAGCTGGAACCCAATAATTATAATGAGCACCCATTACAATCTCATTATCTACACAAATATATCCATGTCTAGAAAATAACTCTTTTAATTCAGGGGCGCATGATACAAGAACTCTCGCTCCCATATCTATAAATCTTTTAGCGAAACGAAAATTTGCTATTTGATCTCCAAATCCACCTTCACACCTAAAAAGAAGGGTTTTATTATCTAATGACTCATCTTTCCAAATTTTACCAGGAACTGGAGGTAATCCAAATACATCTATGTATCTACCATAGTTAAAGTGTTCAAATGCCTTTTTCATATTTCTATGGCGCATTTCATGCCAACCTAAATTGAAAAGTACTCTTAAATCATCCTGTGGTTGATTGCGAAGTATATCTTCACTAATTTCTGGAAATCCATTTTTTGAGGCATCTAATGCCATATCTAATGGATGAATAGTCTTTTTTATCATAGTAGAAAATGCACAAAAATATAATAATAGTAATTATATGAAATATATGTTTTTTGTTCTTACAAATTTGAAATAAAAATACTATGAGCCGATCCAGCTTCCGCATCAAACCAATTTGTAAGTAATCCTACTTGAACTGGGTTTGATCTAAATATGATATCCCCTAAACCTAATTCTCCATTTGAATTATTACCCCAAGCCCAAAGTGTGCCATTTGTTTTAATAGCTAATGTATGTTGATTTTTACTAGAAATCCTTGACCAATCTGTAAGATTTCCTATCCGTAAAAAAGCTCTATTATTTAATGAAGCAGCTCCTATACGACTACTATCATTTGTACCCATTCCCCAAAGAGTTCCATCTGTTCTTATTGCCATTGTATATTGAGTACCAGCAGAAACTCTCTGCCAATCTGTAAGTGTCCCGATTTGAACGGGGGAAGAATATGATGTTTTATCATCTGTCCCTAATTGACCACTTGCATTATGACCCCATCCCCAAAGAGTTCCATTTGTTTTTATTGCCATTGTATGACTATCTCCCGTTGTAACTCTCTGCCAATCTGTAAGTGTGCCTACTTGAACAGGAGATGAATAGTTTACCGCATTATTTGTCCCTAATCTACCTGATACAGTATTATTACCCCAAGCCCAAAGTGTGCCATTTGTTTTTATTGCCATTGTAAATAAATTTCCAGCCTCAACACTTTGCCAATCTGTGAGTGTGCCTACTTGAACTGGGGATGAAGATAATGTAGTATTACCTGTTCCTAATTGACCTTGTGCATTTTGACCCCAGGCCCAAAGAGTTCCATTTGTTCTTATTGCCATTGTATGTTGATTACCAGCAGATACGGTTTGCCAATTTGTATCAGCTCCTATTTGAATAGGAGATGAAGTTTGAACAAAAGAATTATTACCTAAACCTCCAAATGAATTACTCCCCCAAGCCCAAAGAGTTCCGTTTGTTTTTACAGCCATTGTATGAAATGAACCCATCGAAACACTTTGCCAATTCGTATCTGCTCCTACTTGAAGAGGAGATGAATAATTAGTTGTATTCCCTGTTCCTAATTGTCCTTGTCCATTAAAACCCCAAGCCCAAAGAGTTCCGTTTGTTTTTATTGCCATTGTACTACTACTTTCTGCAGCTATACTTTGCCAATCTGTAAGAGTTCCTACCTGTACTGGTGAACTAGCATTATTTGTGTTGTTAATACCCAATTGACCAAATATATTCACACCCCATGACCATAAACTATTATTAGTTCTTACAGACAATGTATGATTAATACCCGTAGCTACTAATGACCACCCTGTAAGTGTCCCCACTTGGACAGGTGACGATGTACCTCCTGCTGCTCTTCCAAGATATACCGATTCCCCAGCACTATAAATTTCCCGTAATGTATTAATAGCAAATGCAAAAGAAATACCTGTAGCTACAGTATCCCAGTTCGTCAAAGTTCCAATTTGTACTGGGCTTGAATAAGTAACAAAATCATTTGTTCCTAATTGACCTTGAGTATTATCACCCCAAGCCCATAAAGTACCATTTGTTTTTATTGCAAAAGTAAAATTATGACTAGCGAATACTTTATTCCAATCTGTAAGAGTACCTACCTGAACAGGAGAAGAACGAGATGTTGTGTTACTTGTTCCTAGTTGACCGAGAGTATTAATCCCCCAAGCCCATAAAGTACCATTTGTTCTTATAGCCATAGTATGTGAGGAACTAGCTACAACACTCATCCAACCCCCAAGTGTTCCAATTTGAACTGGGGATAATAATGCTGTATTATTTCCTGTTCCTAATTGACCTAGAATGTTCTCACCCCAAGCCCAAAGAGTTCCACCTGCTCGTATTGCCATTGTATGACTATTTCCAGCAGAAACACTGCTCCAATCCGTAAGCGTCCCTACCTGTACAGGTGAATTTCTAAGTGATCTATCATTCAGTCCCAATTGACCAGAACTATTCCTCCCCCAAGCCCAAAGACTTCCATCTGTTTTTATAGCAATATTATAACCATCACCAGGAGAAACAAATGACCAATTAGCAAGTGATCCTATTTGAACTGGTGAAGATCCTGATACTGGTCTTCCTATAAATAATTCATTTAAACCAGTGGTATAAATTCTATTATTAGTAGTTATTGCTACAGAATGTGAACTTCCAGCTGAAACATTTTGCCAATTTGTAAGTGCACCTACTTGAACTGGAGAGCTTTGATTTGTTGTATTTCCTAAACCAAGTTGAGCAAATTGATTGTTACCCCAAGCCCAAAGAGTCCCATTTGTTTTTACAGCCATTGTATGACTAGAACCAGCAGATACCTTACTCCAATCTGTTAGAACTCCAATTTGAACTGGAGAAGACCTATTACCAAAGACAATACCATTACCTAGTGCTCCATTAGACTGGGATCCCCATCCCCAAAGAGTCCCATTCGTTCTTATAGCCATCGTATGATTTTGATTCGCAGAAACACTTTGCCAATTCGTATCTGCTCCTACTTGAAGAGGGGATGAATAGTTAGTTAGATTGCTTGTTCCTAGACGACCAGTTGCATTATTACCCCAAGCCCAAAGAGTTCCGTTTGTTTTTATTGCCATTGAATGACTTAAACCCGCAGAAACACTTTGCCAATCTGTGAGTATGCCTATCTGTACTGGTGAAGAATAACTTGTAGTATTACTGCTTCCTACTACACCATTTGCATTACTCCCCCATCCCCAAAGAGTTCCATTTGTTTTTATCGCTAAAGTATGTAATTGTCCCGCAGAAACACTTTGCCAGTCTGTCAATGTGCCTACTTGAACTGGTGATTGTCTACTTGTTCTATCATTTAAACCTAATGCACCTACACCGTTATTACCCCAAGCCCAAAGAGTTCCGTTTGTTTTTATTGCCATTGTAAAAAATAAACCCGCAGAAACACTTTGCCAGTCTGTCAATGTGCCTACTTGAATAGGAGAGGAATAAATGTTATCAAAATTACCCAATCCTAATTGACCATCTGTATTAGCACCCCATCCCCAAAGAGTTCCGTTTGTTTTTACAGACATTGTATGAGACCAACTAGAAGAAATGCTTTGCCAATTTGTATTAGCATCTAATTCAGTAAATTCAACTGCCGAAAATCCTCTACCTAATTCTCCAAAAGTAGATGAACCAGTAGACCAAATATATCTTTCTATTATTATTACTATTTTTCTTGCCTGAACTATAATATCTTTTATCATAATTAATTCACTTTTTTGATTTATAATGGTTCATTTGGCCATATAACTTCATCAGGTGAAGTATAATTAGTAATATCTCTTAATTCTTGTCTGTATATTCTCCATTCTTGCCTTTTTTCTTCACTCAAAGGAGAATCAGGTAATTGTGTCCAATCACTTTCAAACAATAACCTATTACGCCTTTCTCTGATTTCTATCCATTTATATTCATTTTCCTGTTGAATTTCTTCTTCAGTCTTAGCTCTTCTTGTTTGATATTCAACAACTTCATCGTCTCCAATTTCAAAGTATGATCCACTAATTACGGAGTTTTCCATATTTGGTGCTTCAACGAATCTAAAAGGATACCAACCATATTCTTTTAATGTTTCATTATCAAATAAATAAAAATTGGAGAAATTTTGCCAATTTTTAGGCAAATCTCTATTATGATCTACAACTTGATTATTTTCTACTCTTGCGTATTTCATACTACATTATATATTTTGACCACCAACAAAACCATACCAGTTTGTTCCACCATCTGTTGTTACAAAAGAAAATACATCTCGTTTTCCATTTGTACTCGTTAAAGTAGGTGCAGTACCACTAGGCCATTTGATTGCAGGTGCCCACGCTACTCCTCTTGCTGTCCCATCTGCTGTAAAAATAAGAGTAAAACTGCCAGCAAAAGAACTTGATGGTACATTTGAAATAGTCATTAATGTAATACTAGCATTTAAACTCACATTAAAAATATTACCATTAGACAAATTCAATGTAAGTTGACCAGCCGATATAGTAGGAGAAGTATAAATCTCTTTATAATTCTTTAACGTTCCTTTATCTATCGTTCCTAAAAAATCCATTTTAAAACATTATTTTTAAACAAATGTCGTAATAAGTCCTGTTATATGAACAAGATAAAACTTATCGGATGCTGGCACAACTGCAAACGCTACAGTTAAAGTATCAACTGTTATTATATCGATATCTACCGCAACTTGTTCATATGTACTTTCATCCCATACTTGTACAATTAATTGTTGCCAACCTAGATTATGAGTAACGGTAAAAACATTATTAATACCATCGCAATCAATTCTGAATCTATTATGACTCATTCCACTACTTGATATTACTGTTCCTGCCATATAATTTCATTTATTTTATGCTACATTAAATTGACCATGTGAAGTAACTACAACCCATGATGTATTAGCAATGATACAAATCACCTCAATAGCAGCATATGCAATTCCAGTTGAATAATTAACTGATTCTATATATCCACCCGTACCTGTTGTTGTTGTGAGTGATAAAAACGATATAGATTGACTAGCATTTTGAGCGATTCTATAACCATTTGTACTCCTACTAACAATTCTAAATGAATCACCAACTGATGCTGTCGATGGAAGAGTAAATATCAATTGACTAACTCCATTTGAGATGTAATTAGAATTACTTACTATAGATGTATTTATAGTAACTGTTGTCCATGCACTACTTCCTCCAGATGGACCTTGAGTACCTTGAACTCCTAATATACCTTGAATACCTTGTACACCTTGAGTACCTTGATTTCCTTGGTTTCCTTGAGTTCCTTGTGGACCCTGAGTACCTTGATTTCCTTGGTTACCTTGAGTTCCTTGTGGACCCTGTGTACCTTGAACTCCTTGAGTTCCCTGATTACCTTGGTTTCCTTGATTACCCTGAGCACCTTGAGTACCTTGATTTCCTTG